GTTCAGATGCGGTCCAATGACGTAGTCTTCGGCTACAAGAACGACCGCGCCTGGCAGACCGAGGTCATGAACCGCCTGCTCGATGATCTGAATTCAAAGGGAGACAACCGTTATGGCATGGGCACCCTGACCTGGCAGGTCGGGTCCCTTCACGTGTACGAGCGCCACTTCAACCTAATCAAATGACCCGTCAAGAAGCAATTCAAGAACAGATCGATGAGATCATGGACACATTTGACTTTGAGGGTGTCCATGAGTGGATGGAGCATTCACAGTGGGTATGGGCTACTCTAGACGGAGCGGACAGAGTTCCGGATATCTACGAGATTCGCGCCGAGGCTCGCAACCGCCTCAAGCAGGCTGCCAAGACCGGATTCGCTTGCACCGGTGGATTCACTGCGATCTGCGAGGATGGAGAAGACGAAAATGGCCCATGGGTGAAGCTCGACCTTGCATTTGGCCTCATATCGATCAACGACGGTACATCGTACACTAAGTCGGAACAGTAAACTGAGCAAGTATATCGAACCAAGTGAGTATACCGAGCGAACAGCAAATCAAGTGGGACAAGCGGTACATCGAACTTGCTAGGCAGGTCGGATCCTGGTCGAAGGACCCGTCTACGCAGGTTGGTGCCGTGGCGGTAGGTGACCATGGTCAGGTGCTTTCTCAGGGCTACAATGGGTTCCCTCGTGGGATCTCTGATAGCCCTGAACGCCTGGCTAACCGAGAGCTAAAGTACCGGTATATCGTTCACGCCGAGATGAATGCGATCTACAACGCAAGTCTCGCCGGGGTTTCGTTGAATGGTGCTACGATGTACGTCCACGGCTTGCCTTGCTGCTCAGAGTGTACCAAAGGGATGATCCAGGTTGGCATCAAGCGTATCGTTCTTCCAAAGCAGGAAGTTCCCCCAAAGTGGAAAGAGTCGTTTGAACTGAGCCGGAGAATGTGTGATGAAGCGCATGTCGAAATTGATTTTACCTATCCTGGTTGTTGGCCAGAATCCGTCCCATCTGACTGGGAGCCGATCACTCGAGTGCTATAACTATCTACATGAAGATTGAACTGACCCACTACTATCCCGAGTTCCTCCGGTACTACAAGCTCGCAGAGGATCAACAGGCCAAGTGCAACCTAGGCATTGTTCCCTACGCCCATTCCAAGATGGGCGATGACCTACTGGAGAACGTGGAGCTGTACGATGTGGTCGAACGGAAGCTGGCCGGATTCTCTCAGATCGTCAACGATGTCTTCTATGGCTGGACGGACAAACATCCGTACTGGCACAAGATGAAGTCCGGACATCATACGAAGCAGCGCAAGGAGGTTGCATCGAATTGGACCGGTATGCAGGATGTCTTCGGCCTAGAGGAGTGGCTGTATGTGTTTCTGCTGCATCGTGTCTGCGGATCTGGCATCAACTATGCCACGAAGCCATCGGGTTACCATAACACCATCCTCTTCGAGCTGTACAAGTGCGATAATATCGAAGAGATGGTGAAGATGGTGAAGACGTATCCTAAGTCTTTCTATACTTCCGTCGGCTACCAGTTTCCTGCGTTTCCAAAACCTCCGGCTGGGTCTAAGTACAAGCGAGGCGGCGACTACTACCTCTCTGAGTTCGCTCCGAAGCTGGTACGTGAGCTCTCTCCGTGGCTGACTGCCGGAAACAAGAAGGATCTCCGAGAGATCGGAGAGTGGCTGTTCGCCTGGAACAAGAAGCACGAACTTCGGGCATACCGCTTCCAGTACGCAGCATTCATCGCGGACATCGCAGACTGGTATCCTCAGTTTGTCAACCGCGAGAGCATGTTCTACTATGGAACGAATGCCGTGGAATGCATCTCGTATCTAGCAAAGCCGCTCGGTCGTGGAAAGGAAGAGCAGTTCCTGGATGCGGTAATGGAACAGATCTTTCGAGATACTGGTTCGGTTCCCTACAATGCAGAGGATGTCTGCTGCGACTTCATCCGGTGGGTCGAGAACTACGTACGGCCAGGTGCAGACTACAATCACCTGGACCGTGACAAGCTATGGTCCTCTCACAAGATTGTCGACCACCCGTACGGGCGCCAGAAGCCGATGCTAGAGCTAGGTCTGATCAAGTCGTTCAACGATTTGGATGTACATCCGTCCGACGACTATGTATTGTCTAGGGCTGGAATGACTGTTACCGAGTACAAGCAAAAAGTAAAGGAAATCTATGGCACACGATAATCACATCGTCGACGGCGTCAACAAAGACCTCAAGGGTATGTCTTGGGCTGATGCCAAGGACTACTACCTCGGTCTGTGCGAAGGCTGGAAACCGTACAACCCGCCTCCTGTTGTGGCCGTGCACGAGGGCGTGCACGTGGTCCGTGACGACCTGATCGTGGGTACGAAGACCCGAGCCGGCGATCTACTGGCTGCAAAGGCCCCGCTGAAGACGATCGTGTACTGCCAGCCTCGAGTCGGTTTGGCCGGTGTCTCCATCGCCGATGTGGCCAAGCGTCACAATAAGGACGTGGTGCTCTTCATGCCTTCCTCTAAGGAGATCTCGCATCACCAGGCATGCTGCATTGAACGTGGTGCCACGGCGTACTTTGAGCGTATTGCCGCTATGCCGAACCTCAACCGAAAGGCTGAGATGTGGGCAAAGGAAAATGGTGCCTTTTTCGTCCCACTCGGGCTAAAGCATGAGCTAGCCACTGATGGAATCATCCAGGCTGCCCTGACGATTCCAGAGCCGGATGAAGTCTATGTGGCCATCTCGACTGGTGTCCTGTCACGTGCTTTGCAGATTGCTTGGCCGAACGCCAAGTTCCATTGTGTTGCCGTGTCACGTAACCTGAAGGCCGGAGAACTTGGCCGAGCCGAGGTCATCACCGAACCGCTCGACTTCACTGCAGTAGAGAAGAAAGAGAATCTGCCGCCATTCCCGACCGTCAATACATATGACGCAAAGGTCTGGAAATACATCCCGAAGAACAAGAAGGGCAAGAAGATCCTGATGTGGAATGTTGGCACAGAGCCAGAACTGAAGGATGCTTCCATCATCACGACCACTAAGTCGTACCGTGATTGGCCGAAGAAGACCGTAAAAGAATGACACGAGTACTCATTACTACTCCCATGGCTCCGATCTCGGAGCGCATGAGTTCGCACCGTGCCGCTCAAGCGGTCATTTACGCTGACCAGATCGCATCTTCGCCAAATGGCTGGGATGTCACCATTAACTTCGGTGGAGTCATCGAGGACTACAATGCCTACGACATCGTGGCAGTCTATCATGGAAACGACTGGGGCGGCACGGTCAATATGTTCGGCGGCGTCAAGGCCTTCGGAAACATCGACCAGCTCATCCGCCTATCCAAGTTCAAGGGCAAGGTGTGGTCTCTGGATATCCCCTTTCCCGAGTACTCTAAGATGATCAAGCCACGGGTCGACAAAGAACCTGCCGCTCATCCAGACTGGAAGCAGGTGGATTGGCATCACTTAAATACGATCGAAAATTCCGCAATCACGACGTATTCCAATCATTTTGCTCACGGTAATAGCATTGCAATTGGGGATTCGCATGGAATTTCCATGTACCGTCGGGGGTGGAAGATCAACTCGGTCCCGTACAAGACCCTGTACGGTGCGCTAGAACTTGGTCTAGCGTCGTTCCTGTCTGCTGAATCGTACGAAGAGATCGAGACATACTTCGGGAATATCGATATCCGGCACCATCTGATGCGTCAGCCAGACCCGAAGCTTGCTACGGTAAACCTGGTCAAAAGATACGTAGACGAGTGCCGGAAGCTTCACAGGTCTCACGGCGCCAAGGTCGTCCGTATCTGGGAACCACTTCCGATCGAAAACGAGTCTCGCAAGCTGCCCAAGACTGGCTATTACAAAGGAACTCCTTTCTATGGCTCTTGGAAGGAACGCAATCAAATCCGAGATCTCTTCATTGAAGAGCTTCACCGTAATTCCGGAGATGGCGTTGAGGTATTTCAGTGGACCTCAAAGCTCAAAAACTCTGCTGGAGAACTCGACTTTGAATTTATGGAGAAGCCGCAGTCAGTACATCTTTCCAGAGCAGCCTATCCGCACTGGACAGGAAAAGAGTGGAATCTCGCCAAATAAGATTTACAACCGTCACAAACCGTGACATGATACTCACTATGTCGTCATTACTATCCAAACTCAAGAAGAATTCTAAGATCGAACAGACCGAAGTACTGGACAAGTCCTCCCTTTTCAACGATAAGGACATGATCCCCACGGAGATCCCGATGCTCAACGTGGCGTTGTCCGGATCTCTCGACGGTGGCTTGACGTCTGGTCTCACTGTTCTGGCCGGTCCTTCAAAGCACTTCAAGTCCAGCTACTCTCTCATCATGGCCGCTGCGTACCTCAACAAGTACCCTGAAGCGGTCATGCTGTTCTACGATTCTGAGTTCGGTTCTCCGCAGCAGTACTTCAAGACGTTTGGCATCGACGTCTCTCGTGTCCTCCATACTCCTATCACGAATGTCGAGGAGCTGAAGTTTGACCTCGTCAACCAGCTCAACAACGTGGAGCGTGGCGAGAAGGTGATCGTGGTGATCGACTCGATCGGCAATCTGGCTTCAAAGAAGGAAGTCGAGGATGCAATGAACGAGAAGTCGGTGGCCGATATGTCCCGTGCCAAGGCGCTCAAGGGTCTGTTCAGAATGGTGACACCGTATCTGACCCTGAAGAACATCCCGCTCGTGGCCATCAACCATAGCTACAAGACGATCGAGATGTACTCGAAGGACGTCATGTCCGGTGGTACTGGCATCTACTACTCGGCGAATGCTGTGTGGATGCTTGGTCGCCAGCAGGACAAGGATGACGAGGGCCTCAACGGTTACCACTTCATCATCAACATCGACAAGTCCCGGTTCGTGAAGGAGAAGTCCAAGATTCCGATCTCGGTCTCGTTCAATGGTGGCGTCGAGAAGTACTCCGGTCTGCTCGAGATCGCCTTGGAAGGTGGCTTTGTCACCAAACCGTCTGTCGGCTGGTACTCTAAAAAGGGTGAAGACCAGAAGTTCCGTGAGAAGGAAACCTATACCTCAGAGTTCTGGGATCCTATTCTCAAGTCAGACGAATTCAAGCAGTTCGTCAAGGATAAGTACACCGTCGGATACCGTTCAGCAATCCAGCAACTAGAGGATGACGATGAATAACATTACCAAAGACTCATTCGAGCTTCTACCCGCCGTAGACATGGCAGACAAATCTGCTGTCTACGACGTCGAGATCAAAGTCCCGCCGTACGAGGGCATAGTTGTCCGGTACGGCTCAGTCAAAATCCAGGTCACAGAAACAGCCGAGTCTGGAGAAAACGGAAAACTATCATTCGTCTACTACATCCTTAAGGGAGATAAAGATTCATTATCGAACGATCGTACGTTTGCAAATTTGACGGGCGACATCCTGGCATACATAATTCAGGACGCCCTCGATAGCGGCAAGTACCAGATCGGCGATCCCAGCAAACCTTCACATGTCGAACCAACTACAGCAGACGATTCTTCAGAAGCTCGTCAATGACGAGAACTACTGTCGCAAAGTACTGCCGTTCATCAAGTCAGAGTATTTTGATAGTGGTCATCGCCCGATCTACCGGCTTGTCCTTGACTTCATTGCCAAGTACAACAAGCTGCCGTCTAAGTCTGCGCTAGAGATCGATTTCCAGAATGACTCCACACTCACAGAGGAGACATATCCGGCTGCGCTTCAGGTTCTCAACCTGATCGACCAGAATCCGAAGGTCGAAGAAGCTTGGCTTCTGGACCAGACGGAAAAGTGGTGCAAGGATCGTGCACTCCACCTGGCGATCCTGGAGTCCATTCAGATCATCGACGGCCGCCGCAAGGACGCCTCGCGCGATGGCATTCCTGATATCCTGCAGAAGGCTCTTGGGATCAACTTCGACAACAGTGTCGGCCATGATTACATCTCGGACTTCGAGAAGCGTTATGACTTCTACCATCGGACCGAAGATCGTCTTCCGTTCGACCTGGAGATGTTCAACAACATCACCAAGGGTGGCGTTCCCCGGAAGACTCTGAACATTGCTCTCGCCGGAACTGGTGTAGGTAAGTCTCTGTTCATGTGTCACGTGGCAGCGTCTTCACTCGCTCAAGGTAAGAATGTGCTGTACATTACCCTTGAGATGTCTGAGGAACGTATCGCTGAGCGTATCGATGCTAACCTCATGAATGTTCAGATCGATCAGCTGTCAAACCTGTCGAAGGACATGTTTGCCGGCAAGCTCAAGAAGATCGCCTCGACGACTGTAGGAAAGCTGATCATCAAGGAGTATCCGACTGCATCAGCTCATGCTGGTCACTTCCGTGCCCTGCTGAACGAGCTGAAGCTGAAGAAAGATTTCGCTCCTGACGTGATTTTCATCGACTATCTCAACATTTGTGCTTCTGCTCGGATGAAGGGTGTTGGCGGTGCAGTCAATACGTACTCCTTCATCAAGGCCATCGCCGAAGAGATTCGTGGCTTGGCTGTCGAGTTCAATGTGCCGATCTTCTCTGCGACTCAGACCACTCGGTCCGGTTTCGCATCATCTGACGTCGAGCTCACTGATACCTCTGAGTCGTTCGGTCTTCCGGCCACTGCCGATCTGATGTTTGCGCTGATTGCCACTGAAGAACTGGATCGTCTGAACCAGATCATCGTAAAGCAGCTCAAGAACCGTTACAATGATCCCACTGCAAACAAGCGGTTCATTGTCGGTATCGACCGGTCCAAGATGAAGCTGTACGATGTGGAGGTCAAGGCACAGACTCTGGCAAAAGAGCCAACTGTCCGTACGCCTCAACAGCCAGACCGGCAAAACTTCTCAGAGTTTAGCTTTGAGTAATAAAAGGATGTACACCACACAAAAACCGATTAAGATGTTCTGATTATGGGGATGTTCGACACAATTAACTGGGCAGACAGCTTACCATTCTCACCTGAGATGGTAGAGCTTGGTCTAGACAAGAATAGCAATTCTTATCAGACAAAGGACCTCGAGAATGCATTGCACGAGTACATGGTTCAGGGCGGCAAGCTGTTTTTGAAGCGGTACCGCAACGAGGAGTGGATCGAGGGAGATCCAAAGTCAAAGTCGCTGCTGGGCCGGATCGGGCACATGTCTCGTACTGACGAGTACTATGAGGAAATCGATGTGGGTACTCGCACAATCCGCATGTACGACTATCGGGAAGATGTCCAAGGGAAGTGGGACTGCTTCTTCGAGTTTGACGTGGTGATCGTCAAGGGCGTAATTTCTGAAGTCAAGCTGGTTTCTCTCGAGAAGACCGATAGCAGCCATCGAAAGGAGCTGCATAGGCAATGGCTAGAGCGAGATGCTGCAGAAGCTCGACTTTGGTACAACCGATTTTTCTTTCGTACAAAGGTCTGGCGGAAAATTCGCCGGCCGATCTGGCGGTCACTGCAGTCAGCAGGTCAATTTTTGACTAGTCTATCGCACAAAATACCATGAGTAACACACCACGTGATCCGGACACCTTGAAGGTGTTCAATTCCTCAGTCTACCGTAAGCGCGTCAAGCGTATGGTAGAGTTTGCCAAGGCCGTTCGCGGTATCCACCGAAAGCTGCCCAAGGGCAATCTCGGGCCGCTTAAGTCGACCGCAACGGAGAAGGAAAAGCGAATCCGGGCTCAAGAGGAATCGAGCCGTTTAACTATCAACACCATCCACTTTTTTGCCAACACGGTCAGCGGATTCTCCTCCGTCAACCGTGACGCTGCACCCACCAGCAACGAAAACACGCAGTCGTGAACTACCGCTTGGTCTTAGCTCCGACAGGATCCGGAACTTCTGACTCTGGAACGATCATGGTTCATGACTATGATACGTTCCGGAGCACGGTGCTCAATAATGGTATCCCCGATTCAGTAAGCTTTAGTTGCGAGGCCGAATCGACTGCCGGATACGATTGCGCGCTATGGCTCTGCAACCATTGCCATACCGAGCATCTTCCGTTTCCGCAGTATTCGACCGACGGCGCTAATACTTCAGCGAAGGCACGAATCGATGTCCTGCTAGAGCACTTCTCACATTCTCACATCAAATAACTAGTATGCCCGAAATTATCCTCTATGGAGTAACGCTAACCGCCACGATCGTGTGGTCGGCGGTAGGACTAGCCTTATGGCTGCGCAACTCCGAAGATGTGCTCAATCAGAAGAAGAAAGCTGTTCTGTTCCTTCTTGCTGGACCTCTCGTCTGGCTCTTGGCTGGAATTAACGGCTTCATGTTTCTGCTGGACGAGTGCCGTAGCATCTTCGAATCCTGGCTCCGCCGATGATCGACGACTTTGAAGACGATGTTCGGCGTCATACCGAACTGCTCGAGTCCGTGGATTCCAAGGTCAAGGAGTTCTGTTCCCAGATCTGCGATATCATCTCGGCACATTATCCTGACCGATCGGTCGACATCGACGAAGACTTTGTGGCAGACGAGACCGAGAAGTACCATTCGACTCGGATGTACATCCGAACGGACTACGGATGTGTCTGTATCGTTCCAAACTTCCGGAAGAAGTCGGCTGCGGGGATCATCATTAACATGGGAAAGGCCAGAGGGATGTTCCTAGAAGGTTTCACCGAAGAACAGATTGATGCCGAGGGCGACATCTTTTCTAACCCGATCCCGTACTCCAAGAACTCTGTAGAGGTCCTTGCATACTACTTAACTCATAAAGTCATAAACGCTCCCGCACGTGAATTTTGATCATCAAAAGGTAAAGCTAATCAGCCACACGGCTGGATACTCACAAGGGGGCGACCAGGACCCTAGCATGACTCCTCAGGAGCTTGTGGCGTATTGCGCTCGAGTGAGCAATCCAGCTAACCAGAACAACCATCAGACCTCTGATCGGCTCGTCCAGTATTTAGTCAAGCACCAGCACTGGTCCCCTCTGGAGATGGTTTCTGCTACCGTGGAGATCGAGACCACCCGCGACATTGCTCGCCAGATCCTCCGTCATCGGTCATTCTCGTTTCAGGAGTTCTCACAGCGGTACGCCGATCCGACTGCCTCTATGGAACTGATTGTCCGTGACGCTCGTCTGCAGGATCCTGCTAACCGGCAGAACAGCGTGCAGACTGCCGACGCCAAGCTCCAGAAGACCTGGAGAGAGTATCAGGAACAGCTCATCTCGTCGTCCATGAACATATACCGTTGGGCAATCGCCAATGGGATTGCCAAAGAGCAGGCCAGAGCGGTCCTTCCAGAAGGCAACACGATGTCTCGTTTGTACATGGCCGGAACCCTACGGTCCTTCATCCATTACGTGGAGGTCCGTACGACCAACGGTACACAGGCAGAACATATGGACGTTGCTAGGAAGGTTGCTGTGGCAATCTCTCCAGTATTTCCACTCATTTCGAACTTTGTTGCGGCATAAATTGTTGACCACCAACAATTTACTGACCAACGCAATTATGAGTTTTACTTTGGCCTCTGGTATGCTAAGATCTAATCATGGTCAAGCCTACCA